CCTATAAGGAGCCCAAAGGCCCCCTATACCCATCTGATGCAGAGGAGGCCCCGATATGAATGAAGCAACCGAGGGTTTATTGACCCTGTTGGCCTTGATCTACATGACTGGTGGATTCTTTGTGGCAATCGTTTTTCTTTTACTTGTTGACAATGAACCTTGAACAAGCACACCAAATCCTTGACCGACACCGAGAAGGTAGCCATGCCTACTCCCTGCTCACCATCAGCCGAGCCCTTTTCCTTACAGGAGACTTACCAGACAAACCTCCAGCACTTGGTGAGGATGGCGAAGATACCTGGGGCGAAGAGTCATGCATGGATGAGAGCCAAGCAATTGGATTCTGATCCTTCAGGATTATTCACCGGCATAGCTGATGACTTGATTAAGGAAATGAAATGCTTATAGTTGGTATTGATCCTGGGTTTAGTGGCGCATGGGGCATGATTGACCACCACGGCAAGTACTGGTCATGTGGCGATATGCACAACAACAAATCCGTCATCGATACCCGTGCCGTCTATGCCGAAATGCTCCAGGCCAGAGATGGTCAGGACTGTGAGGTGGTCATTGAATCGGTCCATGCCATGCCAGGACAGGGTGTTAGTAGCACTTTTAAATTTGGAATGGCCTTTGGAGCGGCCCTAGCGCTCGCTGAGAGGCTTGGAACCACCGTCCATATGGTCACCCCCCAACAATGGAAAAAAACGCTCAAACTCGATTCTGACAAAGACAAGAGTTTGACAATGGCGAGGGAACTTTGGCCCAACGCACCACTAAAACGCAAAAAAGACAACGGCAGGGCAGAAGCCTTACTGATGGCTTACTGGTGGCATCTCGAAAGTCAATGATGGACCGCATCAAAATCATTGGTTTGATGTATGACTCAGGTATAACAGTCCTAGAGAGAAAAGAGCTAACCCAGGCCGGTGTTTTTGAGGTGGTTGAGTACCCAATTCAAGGTGATTTGACCAACTTTTGGCAGTTCGTTGACATCTATACCGAGAAGCTAATGGAGGAGTTGAATGGAAAACCTACCTAAGTGGATCGAAGACCAAATCCGTGACCAACAAGTGGCTATGGGTATGCGTAAGCAGTGGGGCGGCAAGCGTCCAGGTGCTGGCAGGCCAAAACAATATAACCGTTTGACAATAGTAGTGAAGTTTAATAGGATACAGAGACTGAACCTCGAGGAGATGGCAGACGGCGATGTCCAGAAGGCGGTTCAGATGTTGATTGACAAATATGTATAGGAATTGAAATGAGCATAGAAGCAATGAAACTTGCCTTGGAATATCTGGAAGAAAGCGATAACTACCTCGGTTCTTTGGATCACAGTAAACCTATTGCCGCGTTACGCCAAGCTATAGAGCAGGCTGAGAAGCAGGAACCAGTGGCGTGGATTACTCTTGAATCTAAGTGGAGATTAAAGGGTGGCGGAAACGCAGGCGGGACAGTTCCAGTTCATGCGAAACAAAGTAACACATCAAAATACCCCCTCTACACCACCCCACAACCACAGCGTAAATGGGTTGGATTGACGGATGATGAGATTGACAAGTGTTGTGATTTTCCGTTGAACGCACTCGGAATGAAAAACGTTCGCAAAATTGAAGCCAAGTTAAGGAGCAAGAACAAATGAATGAAAAGAAAAAAAGATTGACCATTTATGTGTCCAAGGACATTGACAAAATCAGACAACGCATACTTGATGACACAGGCGTAAGAATGACCTATGTGCAAGTGTTTGATTTCCTCATCAACTTTTACTACAAGAATCAAAAGATTCAAACCACTTGGAGATAACAATGGATAGCTATCGTATTGTTGAACTTGACGTTATTCGTTGGGCAGAAGCCAGACGCATTATTCCCAATGGAAAACCATCTTCTCAACTGCTCAAAGCCGTGTCCGAGATGGGTGAATTGGCAGATGCAGAAGGAAAAAACAACCTCGAGGCCATTAAAGATGCTGTTGGTGACGTAATGGTCTGCTTGATTAATTACTGTGCCCTGCGAGATATTGATCTGGTTGAATGTCTGCAAGGTGCATATAACGAGATTAAGGATAGAAAAGGGACGCTGATGCCTGATGGAACATTTGTAAAGCAATAAAATGATTCACTATCACGGACTACCAATAACACCAGCTACTGTTGCTCATAAAGCAATCGATGCTGGACACGCATTTGTTTCATATGCCCATTCTGACCAATTAATGGTTGCAATTGAAGTATGTCAATCATTTGCTCTGGATAATGGAGCATTTTCTGCTTGGAAAAGTGGCAATCCAGTAAAAGATTGGACTGAGTTTTACGATTGGGCACTAAATGTCAAAAAAGTACCGTCATGCGACTTTGCCGTTATCCCAGACGTAATTGACGGAACGGAGGCAGACAATGATGCGTTGCTGAAAGACTGCCCATTCCCTAATTGGTTTGGGGCTCCTGTATGGCACTTGCATGAAAGCCTTGAACGGCTAGAACAATTGGCAAATTCTTACGTTCGGGTCTGTTTTGGTAGTTCTGGCGACTATGCGACTGTTGGAACGGCAGAATGGTGGTCAAGAATGGGGCAGGCTATGCGGGCTGTTTGTGATGATCTTGGCCGACCCATATGTAAATTGCATGGTCTACGAATGCTTGATCCAGGTATCTTTTCCAAATTCCCCTTTTCTTCTGCCGACTCAACCAACATTGGGCGAAATGTCGGGATAGATAACAAATGGAAAGTAGGAAATTATCAACCTCCAACAAAGGAAATGAGAGCTCAGGTAATGAGGTCTAGGATTGAATCGTATAACGCCCCTGCTCAATGGGGATTTCAAATGGTTGAACAAGGAGTTTTATTGTGATTTACTCAATTATTTACATTGCTAGCTTGGTTGCTGCCAATCTTTTAGTGGCGTTTATCGGGCCTTGGTTTAGCGTCATAAATTCTTTTGTCTTGATCGGATTAGACTTAACTTTAAGAGACAAATTGCACGACAAATGGGATGGCAACGCATTCAAAATTGGTGGGTTAATTGTTGCGGCAGGATTGATTAGCTATCTTCTCAACCCTGCAACTGGGCAAATTGCCATTGCTAGCGTAATTGCCTTCTGCTTGTCTATGGCGGCAGATTCATTTGTCTATCAAAAACTTAAAGATCAACCCTGGGAAAAGCGTACAACTGCATCCAATGTGGTTGGCGCTGGAGTTGATTCAATTGCCTTTCCAACCATAGCATTTGGTGGATTGATGCCTGAGATTGTTGCCATGCAATTTGTCTCTAAAGTAATGGGTGGTTTTATTTGGACAAAATTAATCAAGAAAATCGCATTTGTAAAGGAATAGATATGGATATTGATCCACAAAAGGCGGTTGAATATATTATTCTCCACGCTCCCAAATATGCACAAGCCAAGGCTGAACGTGTATTCATTGAGAATAATCTTAGGGTTGTAAAAGCCAAACTGATGAACCAAGAGGATGGGACATTGGGTGCAAAAGAAGCGTATGCATATGCCCACATGGATTATGAGATGCAATTAAAGGGTTTAAGAGATGCAGTTGAGCAGGAAGAGAAGCTGAGATATATGCTGGAAGCTGCCAAACTCCGTGTGGAAATCTGGAAAACCAACGAATTCACCAAACGAACAGAGATGAAGAACCTATGAGAAGTGGCGAGTTCTGCAAGTACAAGGCGTGTGGCAAACTAACGAAACACGTTTCTGGATATTGCCATGCACACAATAAACAATGGATGGCTGGTTACAGGTATGCACTCAAAGAACTATCGGGACCCCAACCTGTTGAAGCTGGCACAGGGCGAACCGTGCTTATTGACGGCGGTGCAGAGATGTCAGACGAACCTGGGCGAGACAACTATAGCCTGTCATTCGAATTTACTTATGGACGGGAAGGGCAGGGGGCTGAAGGCATCAGATGCCAAGACAGTGTGGGGTTGCCTACACTGCCACACTTGGCTGGACCAGGGCATGGCAACTTCTGCACAAAAGAACAAAATCTGGAATGCGGCATATCAGAGGCAAATTGAAGAGTGGGTGAAAATAGCGGAAAATATCTGCTTGAAACCCTGGCGAGTTGAAGCTGCCAGGAATGTCCTTGACCATTTGGGAGTGAGTTATGCAAAACTATGAAGAAGCCGTGGGCGAATTTGCTCAGATGATGCTCCATGCGGTGACTAACACTCACATCCTGCACTGGCGCATCATTGACAAGTCTGACCCAGCACACCGAGCCCTGGGTGAGTTCTACACTGCCCTGCAAGACAAGATTGACTCTCCCATTGAGAACATCATGGGCAAATATCAATGTGGTCTGCCCATTAAACCCAACTACTATCCTCCCCTGGATGACCCCAAAGAAGAGCTTGAAATGCTGTCAGACTATGTGATGGAGGCAAGAAACACACTCCCCCCTGACAGTGAGATTCAAAATCTAATTGATGAGATTCAGTCACTGATCAATCAAACCCGCTACCGACTCCGCGCACCCTGATCCAACAAACAAGGCTTTCAAAAAAAATGGGGGCCTTAACTTTTTGGGGTGGGGGGGGTGTCCAAAAACAGCGGTGCTACTTTTTTAAGCAGCCGATAGTGAGTAACCACTGCGGAAACGCATTTGGGAAGGGGTATGTAATGGAAAAGTGTTACATTGTAGGCGAAAAGTATTAGCGCATTGGCACAATCCGAACCCCGGGCAAAACCCGAGCAAAGCTACCGCATACCCGGACAATCTGGGGCGCGTCGATACATCACGCCACATGGGCGCGAATAGTCAAACCCCTGCCACTGGGGCAGAGGGAATAAAAAAAGCCCCGTAGGGCTTTAGAAT